TGCGCGCCGCGAGTAGTTCCTCAAGCGCGTGCGTGCTGATGCGCTGTGGCACGTAGGACGACATTGCAAACACAACCGCAGACCCGCGGTCATCCTGGCCCAGCCACAGCGCCAGCCCGGCGATTTTGCGCAGGCTGTGCGTGGCCATGCAGCCGGCCTCGATGCTGGCCCCGGTGTTGACGCTCAACGGGATGCCGTCGATGTTTCCGGCGTCATACCAAACCTCGCCAGATCGCTCCTTGAGTATCAGCGCCTCGCGGTGCTTGACCAGGTGCGCCACCACTGCGCCCGTTGAGCTGTCAGCGGCGGCGTATGACAGGGCATCGATCTGGCTGAAATCCTGGATATTGCTGGTGTAGATCTGAGCGCTGCCAGGCACCGTGAACAGGCCGTAGCCGTCCAACACATCAACCCTGGCAGACCCGAGCCAGTTTGTGCTGATCGTGCTGAAGGCGTCTGTGTCCAGGTCCAGAACGTAGCCCTTTTCTCCCGTCGTGATGCAAAGTTGCGTGTTGTTGTCTGACATGCCGACCGGAGACGTGCCAGCGACGGCGCCAAGTGCAGTTGCAGCGCCCGCAGCAGACACTCGGTACAGAGACGTACCTGCCACGACGTATAGCAGCCCTCGGCACGTCCTGGCGCCACGGACATGGCCAGCCAGCGCTGATCCAAACGCCGTCTTGCCTGGAACCTGCTTCAAGTAGCTCTGCGCGCCACCCTTTCCCGTGCCGGACTCAATCTGCACCGGCACCCAGTTGACGCACCGCTGCACATCTGCCGTGCGATTGCGGAGCGCGTAGGACGGTCCGGCTAGCGCGATGTTTGGCATTCAATGTTCACCGGCCGAAATTTGTGTCATACCTGACCGCCAGCGATGAATTGCGCCTCAGCCGAGGCAGTATTGCTGATGTCCAGTTGCGGGACTTCCGCGCGTGTGCGCTTGCAGACGCGCATGGCGTTGGCTGCGTCGCGCAGTAGTTGGGGCGTCGGCTGCACGCCGAATATCGGCAGCACCTCAAGAGCCAGAGAAAGCTGCAGCGCACGCCTGAGCCCTTGCCCTAGGTGCTGAGACGTGTGAGCCGTGCCAAATGGTTGGAGCTGCTCCGTTACCGTCAAGTGAACCTCAACAGTGCCATCAGGAACGGGCCAGAATCTCACGGTACCGATTGGCATGGCGTCATCGTACCAACACACCTCGGGCCAGGTTGCGCCCAGCGCCTTCAGGTCGATCGCGTCCCACCCGGCCTTGCTGATGACTTCGACCGGGTAATCTGTGCCGGAGATCCGGCAATAAGCGCCAGCGATCAGCAGCGGGCGCTGAACGTCAATCTGACCAGATGGACCGATGGTTACCGCGCCAGCCGTAACGCTGGCGACGTACTCGACGGGTCCGATGCCCGACAGCGCGGACGTTTGCAGCCCGTCAATGATGCCGTTAAGGGCATCCAGACTGACCGCGGTTTGCTCTGCTGTCGGAGTCTCGATCGGGTCGAGTACGCCCACGCGCAGCAAGGCCCCCTTGATAACTTCTAGTGCTGATGTCAGGGCCATGCTGCTTTGCCTCGCTTACTGAACGATGCGGCAGCCGTGATTGCCGCGGACCGAAGCGAAACCGGCGAGCACGTCGATGCGGGTGCTTTCCGTCAGGGTCGTGCCGTTGCCGAAGGTCTGCACCGTCAGGGCCATGCCGCCCGCATTGAACATGTAGCCCTCACAGCCGGCGATGACCTTGGGCGACTTGAACGCCGCGGTGTAGGCTCCCGGCACGAACATCAGGTTCTGCGTGTACGCAGTCGATGCTGCCCCCACGAACACCAGCGCGGCCGAGTTGGCCGGCGATGCGCTGGCGGTCTTGCCGGGCATGCTGGTGTCGATAGCCGGGTAGATCGGCAGCGAAACCGTGGTCGTGCTGGCGGTCGTGTCGGCGGTGATCACGAACTGCTTGAGGCTGTTGTACGCCGTGCCGGTCAGCGGGTGGACATCGTAGACGCCGGCCACGGTGAAGACCTGCCCCTTCATGAACGTGTCGCCAGAGGTCACGCCACCCACCAGCAGCGACGATCCGACCTGCGAGCCACCAGACACCACCACCGATGCGACCTTGTTGCCGTTGGTGATCGTCGGCAAGTTCTGGCACTCGTAGAACTCGGCGCCCTGAGCCATGCCGGCGAACAAGCCCGACCTGAACATCTTTGCGATTTCGGCGTTCGGGTTGAACAGAGCCTTGCTTGCATCAACCATCTCGACGTTGACATCCGACGACATCAGGCAGTACCGCGGGTCAGCCGGCGCGAGTTGCTTGTTCAGGGCCGCGCGGGCTTGGCTGAACGTCTTCATCGTGCTGGGCACGGTGCCGGGAGTGCCGACCACACTCGAAGTCGCGCGGACGGCGCGCAGGATCATCTCCGCTTCCATCGTCGCGGCCAGCGTGCTGATCTGCGGACGCAGGACGCGCTCGCGCCAGTCGGTCACATCGGTCAGGATCTCCTTCGCGGTGAAGGTGACGGCGGCGTGCTTGTGGATGTCGAGGGTCAGATCGACCTCATCCTCAACCACGTCCGGAGCAGATCCGCCGCCCGCGAACGTAGCGCCGTCGTACACAGCGCCGGAACGCGGCACCTTGACTTTGACCGATTGGCCGGTCTTGTAGCCGCCCAGTTCCTTGGCGATGTCGCTCTCGCGGCTGCGGTCGAGCAGCTTCGAGATGAACGGGCTGGATTCCTCCAGGATGGCCGCGGCTTCGCGGGCGATGATTTGGTGAACACTGAGATCGTTTGCCATGATTGGACTTTCTGAATGTGATGGTGATTACTTGCGACCGCGGCGAGCGGCATACCACTCGTCATCGGTCATCTGTGCGGCCGATCGCCCAGCGGTGACGCCGGACGGGGTAACGGGCTTGAGCGGCTTCGGCGGGGGCACGGCCTTGGTCTGCATCTGCGCTTCGATCTTGGCTACAGCCCTATGCAGACGACCGCCCGTCAGGCCTTGCAGCGTCTCGGCAACGTCGGGATTGCGCCCGAGGTAGACCAACAACTCGCCTGGCTTGTCGGATTCGGAGATTGCCTCGCCCAGCGGAGTCCACTGCCCCGTGCGCGGATCAGCCAGCGGGCCGGCCTCTTCCACGACGGTTGCCAATGCCTGGGCAAACTTCCCCTCTCCGCCTGCAGCCTCGATTGCCGCGCTGCGGATGTCCTCAGACTGTCGGGCGATCGCTTCCTCTCGGCGCATCTGCTGCGCGCGTTCGGTTGCGAGTCGGTCGATGTCGTCGGGGGCAAATTCATCTCGGCTCGATGGCGGTGTTTGCTGGGTTTGCCTGACCTTCGCCAGTTCCTCTGCAATCCTGCGCTCTGAGCGTCGGGCTTCCTTAGCCAGCCGCTTCTGGATGAGCGCATCAACCTCCGCTTGGGAGAATGACCGTTCTCCCTTCGCCTGCCCTTCTTCGCTGACCTGAGACTCGGCGGCAGTGGCCTGCTCAGCGGTTTGCCCGATGGTATTTTCGACTGTCTCGGTGCCAGTCGGCGCAATCGCGTCTGTATTCATTGTATATCACATTCAAACAAGCCCCGAAACCGTCGGGTGCGGATCACTTGCGGATTCTGTACTCGTTCTGCCCAACTACAGAGACGAACGCCGTTATAAGCAGCATCACCTCATCATCATCCCTGCGGTGACGCTCACGATTCGCTCTGGCCGCCGTGATGAATCCACCGCCGGACGCGTCTTGCGGATTGTCGGCGGACCCCCACGAGTTGCCCCAGGACTTGCCCCAAGACTTGCCCCAAGCGCTCACGCCGGCCCCCATGGGTTCGCCTCAGTGCCGGTACCGTCAATTAGAATGCCGTTGACATAGCGGACATCGGAAACCACGGTTGATGTGAGCGCACGCGATGCGGCAGACCATACTGCAGCGGCATTTTCTGATGCTGTCGGCGCACTTCCTGCGCCAGCCTCGCTTACCGTGACGACGGTTGATGCGGCGGACTGGGTGAGCCGGACTTGGACTCCTGCGCTGTAGGCGATGGGGTCGCCTCCTGGACCGCCGACGAGGTTGCCGTTGGAGACCTTGGCGATGTACGAACCCGGCGCGAACCGAGTTTGCCAGCCCCCCAGGAGGTTGACGGTGAGGCCGACTGCGACTCCGTCTCCGAGGGAGACGAGACCGGATCCGGTGGCGATGGCGTCATACAGGATCCCTTCTTCGGAGGCCCTGGCTTCCTTCACCGCATCGTACAGGTCAATCACGCCGACAGCCACAACGCCGTCATCGACTTGGATGATGGACGTGGCGAAATCGAACGTGAACGGCGCGGCGTAGTAGGCCATTTCCGAGTGTCGTCAAACGTCGCTGGTGCGCACGGCGTTGGTGGACGCGCCGCCTGAGCCCACGCTCACGGTGGTCTCGAACGGAACGATGGGATCTGCGCCGCTGCCCCTGCGCACCTTGACGCGGGCAGTGAAGCTGGCGTAGTAGACGAACGTCACAGATTCCGCAGTCGTGCCGGTCACCGTGTCGATGTACGGAACAAAGGCCGGGTCACCGGACGAGTGCGACTCGGCCAGTGTACCTGTCAGCGTGAACGTCTTGACGGCCCATGACGAGTAAGCGTACCGCTTGCCACCAACTCGGATGACGCCCGACGCCGGGTGGTCTGCGCTCACTGCCTCGTTGACGGTCACCGTGGCCGCGCCACTGGCATGAGCGCCGTTGAGGGTGAATTCGTTGCTCAGGATGCCGCCCGCACCGTCGTCGCGCGCCACCAGGATGCGGTCACCCGGCAGCAGGTTGCCGATGGTGATGCCGATCACGTTCGGCGGGCTCTGAGTGGTGCCGTCGTGCGCCGTGAGCTGGTACGCCTGCGACTCAGCAGGCAGCACGCCGGTGACAAACCATCCCTGCGCAACAAACCACTTGCCACCCGCGAATGCGCCGAACGGCGCGGCGCTGTTGGGGGTGTAGGCAGCATTCAGCGCGCGGTAACGCCAGCCGGGTTCGCTGTTGACCGTGGCGGCGCTGTCCTCGCGGGTCAGGTACTGGCAGTATTGGTACGCCTCCTGTACCGTGCAGCCGCCGGACAGGGTGATCGTGCCCTTGTAGAGCTTGCTGCCGTTGCCGTTGCCCAGGTCCTGCGAGGTGTCACCCACGGCTATGGTGACCTTGGACGACAGCGCGGCGGCCTGCACCTCGGTCAGCGTGATGTTGCTGTCGGCTGCCGTTGCCAAAGCTGCGGCGTTCTCGCCGCCGGCCGAGAGGTCAACCTCGAAATCGCTGTACGTCTGCCCCCACTTGCGCGAGTAGACCCGCACCAGCCCGGAATCGATCAACGCCCCACCAGTCTTGGCCAGCACCGTGATCTGGATGTGCCCATCACTCCAGAACTTGGTCAGCTTGCTGCCGTTCTGGACCACGTACATCGGGCTTCCGGAAACGATGCCGCCGATGGTCTTGAGGCCCGAGTAGAGGACGTTGGCGCTGTCCTGCTTGATTGATCCGAAATTGATGTACTGGCTGGCAGTCGCGTCGATGTTGAACCCGTTGATGAGGTTCAGCCGCGAGGCGACGGCGGCGTCGCGGGGGCCGTCCAGCTTGGAGGGGTTGCTGGAAAGGATGTCCAGCAGGTCATTGCCCGCACGGGCAGCATCGTCGGCCAGATCCTGCAGCCAGGCGTGCAGATCGAGCACAGAGTAAACCGTGGTCCCGCTGACGTGCCGGACATCGCCAGTGGCGGAAACGCTGAAGTCGTCGAAGATGGCCATGGTTACTGGTCCGGTTGCTGGTTTGCGGTCGCGGCGAATCCGCCCACGGGGTCAATCAGACCGGTGGTGGACCACTCTTGGTAGTAGGGCGCAGACGAAGCCTTGCGCACCCGCACGGAGATTGGGATTGCCGAGGCTGTCTGCACGTTGAGCGAGTACAGCGACCCGGCCACGGTGGTGTTTGCCATGACGGCAGCTGTGTCCGTGCGGACGATGAGAATCTGGCTGCCAGGGGCGATGTTGCTGATCGCGGCCGACACCACAGCGCCGTTCACGTCGCTGTACCGGCCCGAGATACTGCCGCCCGAACCGAGGATCACCTCATAGCTGGTGGCGAAGCTGGTCCCGTCCGGGCTGCTGATGTGCACATCTGCACCCTGGTTTGCAGGCAGCGTGAGATCGTACATGCACGCTTCGTAAACCTCTCGCGCAGTGACATTTGCAGACACCGTGATTTCCTCCGTGCCATGGTCGACCGACACCGGTAATGCTGCAGCAGCGGCAGCGGACAAAGTGATGCTTGGATCGGGCGTCTTGTAGGCGTTGCTGTCGTAGAGATAGCCGAACAGGCGCGTGGAAACAACCCACGGAGCATCAATCACGCCATAGAACCACGCATAGGCCGTGGAGTTGTTGTACCCGCTCTGTGCGCTGTACGTGACAGTGAACTCACCTGGGTAGCCCTGCGGGTTCGTGGCGCTGATGCTGTATGCGGTAGGCGTTGCACTGTAGCTGGTCGGGCCAGTAGCAACGACAGGCGTGATTCCGAGGCCGCTGATCGTGACTGTCGGCGCTGTCGGAGTGATACTGGCGTAGTTTGCAGATACCTGCATCGCGCCACGCAGGTTGATCGTTTGACCGGCAGCAACCGGGATTGTGAAACTGTGTTTATGTGCGTTCGCCGGGTACCAGCAGTCAACCCGCATCGAACTGGTACCGTATGCGTTCGCAGTGTTGTCCCTGTCTAACGGCCCCGCAATTGTCATGGCTTGCTGGGCTGTTGCGTCGTTGTCCTTGTTCACGAACTCGAACCGCCAAAATTCAGACGCGGTATTGAACACCTGAGATCCACGAGCAAAACCGGCGGACGCTGGAATATCGCAGTTCGTCAGTGTAATTCCTGTCGCAGCTCCTACCAATGCAAGACTTGTTGGTGACCCAACACCGACCAACCCGTCCATATCAACACCGGTAAACGTAGTGTTTCGGCTTGTCGTTCCGACGTTGCCGTCTTGAATCTGCGTATATCCGTCGATTGATCCGCCAAAAACACTTAAGCCACCTGAAATAAGGCCCTTGAACACCTGCG